ATGCATCTGGATCTGATGGATGTGATAGAGCATTTGTATACATCACATATCTAAATGATGTTCCTAATGGAGGAACTGAATTTTTTTATCAAGAACATACTATAGAAGCAAAGAAAGGAAAAACAGTAATTTTTCCTGCTGGACTTACTCACAAGCATAGAGGTGTGATATCAGAAGAACATGAAAAATATATTATAACTGGATGGCTTTGGTGGGTATGAAAATTATAAAGAACTTTTTACCTAAACAATTACTTGACGCATGTGTAGATGACTTTAGATCTAAGTTGAACACTGACTGCTGGTCTTCTAGTAACTTTGCATGGAAACCATTTTTGAGACAAGGTGTTCATGGATCAACTATTGCTACTGCTATTCCTAAAATATTCAGTGATGAAATATCAAGACATTTAAAACCTCATGCACCTGAGTATAAAGAGTTGACATGTAGATATAATGTATGGCAACCTGGTGCTGGTATTGGAGTGCATTCAGACACTCATCATTTATTTGGTGCAACAATATATCTAAATGAACATTGGCATCCAAATGCTGGTGGTTGGTTTGTGTGGATGGATCATGCTGATCTAAATCTAGATGAAAATCCAAATCAACCTGATGTATACAGAGCAGTTTTACCAGAACAAAATATGCTAGTATTAAATGACTGTAGTGAAAGTCATCTAGTAACTACTGTTGGACATGATGCACCTGAGTACAGATATACAATTCAGATATGGGGTGACGAATGAATAAACCTCACGTCATTCGTAATGTATTATCTCAAGAAGAGAGAATATCATTATGGGATTACTTTGATCGTAGATCACCATCTATGAGTACACTTGCTACATGGACATTTAATAATGCATCTTACGGACAGGGTGATCCAGTATCGTGGCAACATCCACTAAGAACTGATTTAATATTTACTAAATGTGCTACAACAGTTAGATTGAAGATAATGAAATTTCTTAGAAGAGATATCAAACTCTGTAAGATACATGCTAATGGACAGACAGCAGGACAAAATACAATGTTTCACAAGGACTGGGAAGAACACGGTGTATGGACATTTATATACTTTAATCAACCACATTGGGATCAAGAATGGGGTGGTGAATTTGTATGTCAAACACCAGACGATGAATATCACCACGTACCATACATACCCAATACAGGTGCATTACTTCCTTCTAATTGGTTACACAAAGGACAACCACCCAATACATTAATAGGTAATGAGATTAGAACTACTATTGCTTTCTCATTTTGTGATCCTGATATTCACGATAATATAATTGCACAGAATACAAGAAAATGGTATTAGGAATTAGAGAATATCCAGTAGACATTGATGCTAATAAACTTATAGAGTTTATTGATACTAATATTGAAAACAATTCTCTCACTAAAAACATAGCTCATGTATCTAAACTTACCTTTACTGATGGTAAAGATGACTTTTTAGAGTATGATGAACCTATTATTAAAAAATTAAAATGGACATTTCATGATGCTTGTTCTAGATATTGGGGTATGGATATATTTGATTTTCAAATAAATTCATGGGTGTATGTAGATTGGAATAAAAATCCAATAGAACCATACATGCATTCACACAATCCAGAAAATCCTTTCACATTATCTGGTATAATGTATATAAAACTAGGTGAGTCTGGAACTACTATGTTTCCTATGCCAAAAAGAGATCCATATTTTTTACCTAAAAAAGAATTAACTTGGTTTATCTTTCCATCTAACTTACCACACTTGCCTGGCAAAGGTATTCAAAATCAAAAACGATATAGTTTAAGTGCAGATTTATACGCATGATGTACAGTCAAGATAGTTTCTCTTTTCTATCAGAGAAAATGCCACAAAATTTATATCAAGAATTACTTTCTTACACACAGAGAAGAAGGGAGGAAGAGACTTGGAATTACAATGATAAACTTGCTGGTGCATTAGAACAACAGTCAAGTCTATCTGATTGGAGTTCACAGTTTGAAGAATATGTTGTTGGACTATCTACACAGTTATGGTCACAGGTGTATCAAACATGCCCGTGGGATTTTCAAGAAAGTAGAGATGTAACTCCTTTTATAAAACTGAGAAACCTGTGGGTAAATTACCAGCAACAGTATGAATATAATCCTATACATACACACACTGGCATTGTGAGTTTTGTAATCTTTACAGATATACCATATGGTTCTGAAGAAAGAGAGTCACATAATAGTAATGGTGCATTTCAATTAGAAGCAGATGTATTGCCAGTAGATAAAACTTGGAACGGTGTAATACTTATGTTTCCATCTACAACCAAGCATGCTGTATATCCTTTTAAGTCTACACAAAGAGAAAGAGTAACAGTATCTGGTAACTTGATATGGAATGTGGAGGGTGTTGATGAAGAACATTATTAAAGACAACTGTATCAATCCTAACTATCAGAATCTTTTAGAGAGCACTATGAGATATGATACAGATTTTAGATGGGTATATCATGATAATCTTAGTGAAGATGGTGAGAGTCAGTTAGTAGGTTTCTCTCATATGTTCATATTAAATGGTAATTCTACAAGTAAATACTCTGGATTATTTCTTCCATTAGTATTTGAAGCATGTTATAATACAGGTATATCAATATCTAAAGTCATACGTGGCAGATGTTTTTTACAGACGCCAGGTGTGAGAACAAAGGAGTATGATTCTATGCATGTTGACCTACCAGATCCACATTTAGTATGTCTATACTATGCATCAGACAGTGATGGTGACACGTATTTCAGCGAAAGAATGTACGGAGAACCGCTTGCTGAATACCCTATAAATAGTACAGTATCTCCTGTAAAAGGTAGATGCGTTTTCTTTGATGGTCTACGATATCATTCAAGTAGCGTACCCACAAAGAAACCTCGATTCGTAATAAACTTTAATTTTTTACCTTGATAACCATGGATCCAGCACAACTAAAAACTAACTTTGAAGAGCAAATAGGTAAGACTGATGCTCAGATAGTAGAGTTAGAAAAGCAATTAGAGAAAGCAAAAGAATATAAATTAAAACTTGTAGGAGGACTAGAAACACTAGGTCTCTTAGAGCAAGAAACACCGCCAACACCTGACACAGCACCCGCAAACATAGATCCTTCCTAAATAACTAAGAAGGGATTATAGTGGGTAATGGCATCTCCAAGTACAAAAGCAGAATTGATTACATATGCTAAGAGGCAATTAGGTGAACCTGTCTTGCAAGTTAACGTAGATGATGAGCAAGTAAATAATGTAATTGACGACACATTTCAGTTCTTTCAAGAGAATTGTTACAATGGTATGGAGAGATGTTATCTAGTACACGAGATAACTGCAGATGATAAAACTCGTCTTGCAGCAACTACTGATACAACTAAAGTAGATGCTGGTGTAACTACCACTTGGAAAGAAGCAACAAATTTTATACCTATACCATCACATGTATCTGGTATTAGTAAAGTATTTGGAATGGTAGGTAACTCTATTCGTTCTAACTTATTTGGTATTGAATATAGAATATTCTTAAATGATTTGTATGCCTTTGGATCTCTTGATATCTTAAACTACTATATGACCAAGCAATATTTAGAGACTCTAGATATGGTTTTAAACAATGGTTCATTCCAACAGTTTAGATATACTCAGCGTCGTGATCGTTTGTATCTGGATATAGATAAGGACTTTCTTCAAGAAGGACAGAACTTATTGATAGAGGCTCATCGTATGATTGATCCTACAGATGCAACTGAAATGTATAATGATATATTTGTAAAAAGATATGCTACTTCATTGTTGAAGAAACAGTGGGGTCAGAACTTAATCAAGTATAACAATGTTCAACTACCTGGCGGTGTAACACTTAATGGTAGAGAACTTTATATGGACGCACTAGCAGAAATTGAGAAAATCGAAGGTGAGGTTCTCAGTAAGTACGCTATACCACCAATGGATATGATCGGATAAAATGCCTACAAGTCCCTACTTCCCAACTTATCATCAAGGTCACAGTGGCGAACAAACTCTGGTTCAGAATCTTGTGGATGAGCAAATCAAACTCTTTGGTTCTGACATATACTATCTACCCAAAACAGCTATAACAGATGGCACGTTAGATGAGGTTAGATATACTAAATTCCAAGATCAATTTCAAATTGAAATGATGTTAATTAACGTCATGGGTTTTGGAGACAATGCAGAATTTATAAGTAAATTTGGTTTACGTATTACAGACGAGATAATTTTTCGTGTGTCTACAAATAGATGGGATGAGGAAGTAGCAGAACATAGCATGGCTGCAAAACTCACAGTTCCTAGCAGACCTAATGAAGGGGATTTATTATACTATCCTCTCACAGAAGATTTGTATGAAATTAAGTATGTCGGAAAGGAAGAACCATTCTTCCAGTTTGGTAAGATTCAATTTTATGCATTGACTGCAGAACTATACGAGGTTGGTTCAGACGATCTCGCTACAGGTATTGCAGAGATAGATGCTATAGAGGAGTTGTTTGATAGTGCTATTGCTCTGTCTATGGGAGTCGGTGGCACAGGAGACTTTACTACTGGTGAGACTGTTACTGGTGGTACTACTTCTACAACAGCAGAAGTTAAGTCATGGGATAGTTCTACAAGAGTACTACAGGTAATCAATAGAACTGGAACATTTGCAGCAAACGAATCACTTACAGGTAATACCAGTAGTGCTGTATGGGTTGTATCAACCTTTGATACACTACAGGATACCAATAGTGAGTATGATGCAAATAGACAAATCGAAGATGCTGCTGACAATATAGTTGATTGGTCAGAAGGTAATCCATTCGGTGAGTTTGGTAATTTTACAGGTAGCATATAATGTTAGGCAATCATTTTTACAACCAGATAGTTCGTAAGAACATAATAGCATTTGGTACACTCTTCAACAATATTACTATGAAGAGCACAGATCCAAGCACTGGTGCTGTATTAGAAGAAATGAAAGTACCGTTAGCATACGGTCCTAAACAAAAATTTATTGTAAGACTAGAAGAAAACACTAGCAACAGAAAAGTAGCAATCACTCTACCAAGGTTGTACTTTGAGATGACTAGCATTGACTACGATCCTACCCGTAAAACTTCCCCCATCCAGAAATACAAAACTATTATTAATGATAATGGTGGTGAGGTTAGAGTACAGTATGTTCCTGTACCATACAATCTATCATTTGAACTTGGTGTAATTGCTAAGTCACAAGACGACGCCCTACAAATTACTGAGCAAATACTACCATACTTCCAACCATCGTTTAGTGTTACTCTCAACATGATACCTGATATGAATGAGAAGAGAGATATTGCTGTTGTATTGAACAATGTATCATATGAGGATACATGGGATGACAGTTTCTATGAACGTAGATATATTGTTTACACTCTTAACTTCCAGATGAAGACCTATCTATACGGTCCTTACAACACATCAGATGTCATCAAGAAAGCAATTATCCACGAAACACTTGGTGATGCTGCAGTTAGTCGTAGAGCTATCACTAGAACATATACACCAAAAGCAAAAACTGATATCAACCAAGATGGTCAAATTGATGTAGCAGATGATGCACTGGTAGATGCTGGTGACGACTTTGGATTTAATGAAGGAATTGAATTCTTATGAACCTAGAAGATAATATGGAGGAACTTCTTAACATGGACGTAGAACATGTTGAGAAACCTAACTTGCCAAAGGTAAAATCAAAAGAAGATGACCAACAAAAAGATTATGAGTATACTCGTGCAGAATTGTATTCTTTAATTGACCAAGGTCAAGAAGCAGTGAAGGGTGCATTAGAAGTAGCACAAGAGAGTGGTCACCCTAGAGCATATGAAGTTGCAGTAGCAGCAATGAAACATGTTGCAGATATGACAGAAAAATTACAAGACTTACATAAGAAAATGAAAGATCTTGATGAAGAAATAAAAGGTCCTAAGAACATTACTAACAATGCTATGTTCGTTGGTAGCACTACAGAATTACAAAAAATGCTTAAACAAATGGGTGGTGGCAAGAGATAGTTGCATAAATAAATGCATAGACCCTGACATGGTATATGAGATACAAAGAATTTAAAAGACTCGCTGAGTCTGCCAATGTGCAGGATAACGGAATTTTAGAAGGTGCAGCCTGGACAAAGAAGGCTGGCAAAAACAAAGAAGGTGGACTTAACGAGAAAGGACGAAAGTCATATGAGAAGGCTAATCCAGGATCTGACCTTAAAGCACCAAGCAAGAAGGTTGGAAATCCCCGTCGCTCATCATTCTGTGCTAGAATGAAAGGAATGAAAAAGAAATTAACTTCAAAGAAAACTGCCAGTGATCCTGATAGTAGGATCAACAAATCACTAAGAGCTTGGAATTGCTAACACAACGTGTAATGTGGTATAATATTGAGTATAATTATAGTATGAATACCTAATAAGAAAATGCGTCTAAACCATGGCGATGTTCAATATCTAATTAGAGCTTGTTTGGTCTATCAAGAGCAAACAGGATCAGAGGATCTATGGGAAAAATACGATGATTTAATCAATAAACTCAGAATTTATTCAGAGCAAAATTTGACCCCATCCGAATCATGAAAGTAAAAACAAGATATGAAAGTTTCTCTATAGGAGAAAGGAAGATGCTTGCAGAAGCAATCTGGAGAAGACAAAGATGTTATATTGCTGGCGATAAACTGTTTAACGAATATGGTAAAATGTTGTCAGAATGTCTAGACAGTATGGACTATATGCCAGGCAAAGTAGTATAAATACCTATTAATATTATGTTCAGTAAAGAATTAAAAGAAGCAACTAAGGAGTCTCATTCCGCAGCAGAAAATACAAAGTTTGTTGCAGGGTTTCTTAGAGGTGTTGTTGACCCTGAGGAGTATCGTAAACTCATTGCCAATTTCTGGTATGTTTACAGTACTATGGAAAGACTAATCCATGATGCTGATGACCCAATTGTAAGAGTATTACAAGGATGGCAATCAGATCTTGATCGTAGTCAGTCATTAGAAAAAGATCTATTATATTATTACGGTCCTTATTGGAAAGAAGAAGTAGGTCCTTCACCAGCGTGTGATACCTATTGTTTCAGACTAAGTGAATTAGCACAGCAAGATCCATATCTTTTGCTTGCTCATCATTATACTAGGTACATAGGTGATTTATCAGGTGGACAAATTCTATGTAAAATAGCAAAGAGTGCACTTAATCCTCCTGCGGGAGAAGGTCTAAACTTCTATGAATTTCCTGAGATTCATGATGCAAAAGAATGGAAAACAAATTACAGGGCAATACTTGATGTGTTAGATCTAGATCAATCACAGAAGAATGCTATATTTGCTGAGGCAAACTATGCATTTAGGTTAAATATGTACATGTTTGATGAGATCAAATCTGAAGATCCATACCCTGCATTGACAGCACTTAAAGGTTTCTGGAAAGTAATTACTGGTTCCATTACCAATAAACAAAAATGAAAAACTTACCAATTAAATCTACCTGTGTAGTATTTGGTCTAATAGTAGGAACAGCAACGTTCCTCATACCACAAGCGTGGGCACATCCTATATTAGTGTAATGTTTAATACTTTATTATTTGGAGTTGGGTTATCTCAATTTCACCTCAGTGATATTGATAACGAAAAATTAACTAAATTTAAAGAGCAAAGATATTTGGATACTTCTGATACATTACTATCAGAGTTAAATTCTCGTATCTTAAAAGAAGGCAAACATATTTTAAACTCAACTTGTAAAAGTAAAGAGTTATACATTAAAAAAATTTGGTGCAATTATAATGTCAATAAAGATATAGAAGAACCACACAATCATAGAAATAGTTTTTTGTCTGCTATTTACTATCCACTATCTACTGATGGAGTAATACAATTTTTTTCTCCATTCTCTGATTACTTTTTATCACAAGTTCCTATTGAAGATGTGTACGATATGAATTGCTACAATTCTAGTTTTTATGAGTTACCAGTTAGATCTGGTGATTTATTATTATTTAATTCGATGCTCTATCATAGAGCAAAACAATCCACAGACGAAAGGATATCAATAGCATATGACATTAATATTAAATCATGGTAGTATGGGGTGTCGTTATAATGGTTGGAATACTGGTCATAATAGTGACTTGGTATATCTACTATATACTAAAGATGTCATTTATGGAGATGAAAGATGGGAGTGATGACACCACCAAGTAGGAAGTCCTGCTATAACTTTAGAGTAACGGAGATTAATCGTGTTGTTGACGGGGATACTATTGATGTCACCATTGATCTTGGGTTTGA